AGTATCGGTTACGAATTCGAATGTTTCACCGCATCCGGTTACTCCTTCCGTACCCGTCGATCGTACTTTCTCATGAGCTCGTCAGAGCTTCAGTATTGCAGACGCGCCCGTCGCCTATGCAATACCCATTTTCTTTTCCACGAACAGAATTGGCCCGTCCGTCTTATGATCCAGCATTCTGCGAGATCATTACTTCACCGCTGACTACGCGCCCGTCCCATTCTTCGCGCGATGTGAACTGAGGTCGCCACGATCCCGACTGGTGGAGGGAGGCTACTTCCGCCGCCGATGGAACGTCTCGCAACTCGTCAACGATGTGGATCGGTATGCCGATGTCCCGAAAGTCCGGCAACGCTTTCCACAATCCCAACGCCACCAAAACGACTCCTGGAAATTTCTCCTTCAACCAATCGATATACCCGCCGATATGATCTCGAAGTTGCCCGTTGTGGAACGACAACACGTATGCAGAAATAGCCCTGGCCATCTCCCATTCTGGCGTGTGTAATCCTCGTTCGGGGTGCAGTAGGTTTAGCACGACGTCCCTAGTTGCTGGTGCAACGCAACCATTTCGCAAGGGGAACAAGGATAGGAATTGGGGACAGTTATGGTAGTCCGCGTCGTCGTTCTCACCAACATCGCCATACACGTTACCAAACTCGAATGACTTCTCTAACCCCAACGGCATTCCATACATTTCCGTCGAGTTTTCGGAGATTACTTCGACCGATATCCTTGTCACTTCATTTCCAGCGATCGCAAAGAACGCGTCGTCACCGAAAGTAACAACGTACGACTTTACTCCCAGTCTCGTGAGGACAGACTTCAAGACGGTAAAAGCGACGAATGTCCCGACCACCGACGTCCATGCGTTCCCTGATGCCACTCCGGACCTTTTTTTGATCAACGTACCATCGAACCAAGCGACGACTGTCTCGATCATGTTCTCCGTTTCGTTGTGCCAGTAGAGATGCGATCCCGGAACGTCTTGAAACATACTCATTATCGCGAGAATGTTCTCCTCAAGAACTGCGCGCGGTATCTTTTGGTCGAACCCTTTGAAGTCTGTCGAAAACACTTTCGTCCGTAACCCCCGTCTCTCCTGCTCACGCCTCCACCGCTCAACGGCAGCTAGCGTCCTCGCCAACGAACCACCGAAAGGAGACACTCCAAGCGCCGGGCCTTCACTGTTCGTCCTTCGTCGCCACTGCGTCAGTCCCCTCGTCGCCAAGGAGGACGCGATCGCTCCCATTAGATGCTGACGCAAACAGGTGACGAGTATCAATCGTCCAGCGCGATTTGACCGTGTCCCGTCCGTTCGAGCGATCTTCCCTCTTCCAGCTATCGTCGCTACCGATCGCCACATTCCAATTCCCTCCGCACGCATCAAATGATTGAGTGCGGCGTGAGCGTCGATGGAGGCGGCTAGTAACGCATCCTTCTTTGTCGTAAACCCTCGCTTGCGATATTCCAGTCCTGGGGATGAGTTGATCGGGACCGTCACGCGAAATACGTTGATTGGGTCGAGCCAACTGCCCTCGATCTTGATGTCGCCGAGGATTTCTTGTAGCACCCGAACGGCCCTGCGCATACCATCCATCGCAGCAGTCGACGGACTAATAGCTTCTCCGAAGCGGTTGAGGTGAGCTCGGAAGTCGTTTATGTTCGGCGGTATGAAGGCCAGACTAGCATCCTCTTGAGGCAGCTGGCACGACGGGTCGATCGACGCATACTGCGCGTAGAGTCGAGAATCTTCTGACGTTGGTTCCATCGCTAGGTATGATAGGTCGGGTCGATATTTTACAAACAACCACCCATCAGGGACTTCCCCAATAGCCGTCTCTCCCAAGTCGGCTTGACGGTAAGTCCCCGACCTCGGCCCGTAGATTCCAGTCGAAGCCGTTATTGGACGAGTTGACTCCACCCATACAGGTGCCGATCCCGGTGGAATGTCACCTGCTCCTTCGACAATCTGGTTCATTACCATGGCGACAGCGTACGGATTATTCGAGTAGGGTAGACTTACCGGGTCGCCGCGAATGGATATCCTCACCATCGGATAGGTCGCGGCATGTTGGTGCCCATCTCCAACTTCGGGCGTGGCCACTGCGGTCATGGCTGCGGTCCGGCGACGCGATCAAGTGCGTCGTCGGCCGATTCATTCCCCGCTGGCTGCGTGGAAGGCAATTGTGCTAACTCGGGTCTTGTTAGCGGAGTCCGCTTCAATGGTTGGGCAGGTGGCGGACGACTTAACCGCTCCGTCCAATCGCCGGGCGTGAGGGGTGGGAACTTGTCTACGAGATCGCCAGTAAAACCGACATTGTCGAGGATATCGTCCGCGGACGCTTGGGTGATCTTGTGAGCCGACCACACAGCGTTCATTCGCTTGTCGTAGTCCGCCCTAGTGGCCATGAAGGCTCGGTTCGCGGCTTTCGCTGCGTCGACGGCATCCTTGTGTACTCTCTGTGCCATCTGAAGTCGTGGCAGGAGAGTCTTCTTCAGCTCCGAGTAGGCGGCCGGCATGTCTCTAAGCGTTCGAGAACCAAAATTCCGAAACCGTTCGGTGATCACGGCTCTGACGGCTTTGAGCTGGTTGTTCAAGTCGCCAGAGGACGTAACGAGCTTTTCCGCGGATGCGGGATCGACGGATACGCCCCTGACTATCGATATGATTTGCGCGTTCATTATCATGTCGGAGGACGCAATCACGAAAAGTTTCACTGTGCCGGACCGGATAAGCATCACCGCGTCGCGAAACTGGACTGTCGGGAGAGCGTCGATCTCTGCTTGCTTCCATTTCTGAATGTCTTCCGACTTAATGGTGTCAGCCGCAGGGACGAGGAATGCTGTACCGATGAGAGGCGCCATTGGTATTCCGGGTAACTGGGCGGATCCGAGCAGTGGGTAATCAATGGTTTTTTGATACTTACCGAGCTTGTACTCACGCCCGATAGCATCTTGAAGTGAATAAGCCCACGGGTCAAAGGACCGCTCCTCGTCTTCTGACACGGCGAGGAGGACGGCGATCTGGCCGGCTGTAGCCGCTAGGACGTGAGATCGGAGAGTTGTGTTGCCATTCAACGCGTGCATCAATCTGTTGCGGATGGATTGGAGGAATTTAGACCAGGCGTCGTCTGATAAAAGTACGAATTTAGGGTAGGGGCCAAAGGAAGATAAACAGCTAGAATCGTCGCAATCGGCGCCAACGACAAAAAGGTCACTCCAATCCACCAAATTACCCTTGAGGACGTGCATCGCTCGATTTCTGCGTCGTCTAATGGAGCGTGTGCGGGGCGTCTCGACCTGATTAGGCCGCTCACTTTGTCGCGAGGCTGAGTACTCGCCGATCTCTATATCTTGAGTCGCGTCATGGCCACCGCGTTCCGGGGGAACTTCAATCTCGCGGATAGTCCCATTCACGGCCCCG